CTTCTTCTTTTTAGGTTTCATAACCTTCATTTTCTTTCCATATCCGTATGCCATAGTGTTTTCCTTTCTTTACCACTTTGTTTTGTTCGCCCAATAAGCAGCAGACATTTTACCTTTTGCAATATTTTTTGAATGTCTAGCCTTAAAGGACTTTCTTCTTGCTTTATCTTTTGCTGACTTTGGATTTTTACCAGCTCCAGAAACTCCTTGTTGTCCGAAACGAATTGTCTTTATTTCATCTCCACTCTTTGCAACAACTACATGAGATTTAGTTGGGTGATTTGGTGTTCTTTTAGGTTTATTAAACGCACTTACACCAGCTCTTTTAAGTCTCGGATCTTTGCTCACTTTTTAAATAACTTCATAGCACCTGAAGCACCTTTGATACCAAAACTTGCACTTATAGCTATGTAGAGTAAGTGTTGATAGTAAGTAGGTAAACTGTGTAATGCTTCAAATCCAGCTTTAATGTGTGGTGTCATAAATGGCACAAATACTAAAACTGCTGGTAGCAACAATACTATTAGTGCTATTTCATCTTTAATACTGTTTTCCATTTGATTAACAGCAGATGACTCCCAAGCGACCTTTCCAGCGATTTGATCTTCTTTAAGTTTTGTTTTTGCTTTTATTTCAGTAACAGCTAATTCTGCTTTTGCTTTCTTAGTTTCTACAATCCCTTTGACTGCTTCAGAAGCTACACCTAACAAAGGCTTGATAAACATTTGTATCATACAATACTCCTCATAATCTCTGCTAGTTCGTTTGCTCTGTTTGGAGTTTGTTTTGCCCAACGACTATCGAGCATTTCTGAACTAGCAGATACATAGTCTTTTTTCATTAAACAGTCTTTAAATTTGACAAATTTTGATAGTCTAGGTAATCCTAGCTGAAATGCCATATTAATAATGCAGCCAAAAGCACGAGGATCAATATCTTGCCCTTCGATGAAAGTTTGTGCATCAATGGAAGCCTGTCTAAAGTCTTGTTCAAAGAGTTCCATAATTTTGTCATCTTCATATTCTACTCCTTCCTCTAAATTGTCTGATGGTAAAACTAAATGCCCTATCCCTATTGTGGCATTTCCCAAATGATCGAGGTAAATCTTATTTCTTTTACCTTCATGTTTAATAATTTCTTCTTTTATATCTTCGTACATATTTACTCCAATTTTAATTGTCAGATAAAAGATAGTTTTCTATCCAAATTATCTTCTCCTTAATGACAGCTATGTCTTGTTGCATTTGTGTAATAGAGTCTGCTTTCTTTTCAACTGCCTCAAGCCTCTGACTCCATGTACCCCAAGTTATCAGCATTGATGCAGCAATAACTAGATAAGGTGCAAGTGTTTTTAGATTTATGTTCATTTAGACCACTCCACCTTAAACTCGTTACCCTTTTGGTCTTGGATAGACATAGTTTGTTTTTCTGTACCAAAAATCTTAGGTGCTAGTTTACCAGCCTTGAAATGAACATTTTTTTGTATGATCTCTAACAGTTTAACTTTAGTCATGTTTAATTTAGGATCTGTTTTTGCTTGTTCTAGCAAAGTATCTAAATCTTCAATAGTGTATAAAACGCTATCATGCTTTGCTTGTAAGTATTGTTTGTTAAGTTTTTCGTCTTTGTTTATCCATTGTCTCAGAGTAGTCCAAGATACATCTAATTCTTTGCAACATTCACGAATGGTCTGACCTCTTGCTAACATTTCAAACAAGTCTGATAAGATAGACTGTTTGTATTTGCTTGGTCTGTTGCCTTGTTTTCTTACTACTGCTGTTGTCATTATTTCACCTTTGCTGACATATCACTCAATGGATTGTTCAATGCCTTGTTAATTTTTAAGTCTATGTTTTCTTCTAGTAATTTCAACTCATCTAAAAGTTCACGATTATCTTCTTTTTGTCTATCCTCGACATCATTGACTATCTCAGTTATGTGTCGAATGTCAGAGTTCATGGATCGTAAATCTTGTTTTAAATCGTTCTTTAATTCTGTGCTTACACCAGCTACAAGCTGTACTTCTTCAAGGATCATAGACATCTCGCCTTTAATCATATCTAGTTCTTGTTCGATCAACTGAAGTCTTTTATCCATCTCAGCTTCAGCTAGTTCAATCTTTTTATCAAAACCACTAAGGTCAGGTGCAACAAAATCTTGCACTTGCTGTTTCATATCAAGGTAATCGTCATAAAACTTATACCCTGTCCAGCCACCACCTATGATTGTACCTATAAGAGATATGATAATGAAAAATTTACCACCAGTAAATTTAAGTCCATTATACTCAATCGATGTATTGGGCATTAATCATATCCTCCATAGTTTGTCCTTGTGCTTGTTCAAACAAGACTCCAAACTGATCTTGTAAGGATTTATCAAGATATTGATTGATATTAGTGTCTTGTATTGTTGCCTGTGCATCAAAGAAACCTTTGGTGTCACCAAGTATTTGCATCACAATCAATGTTTTGATCTGTGCTGTATCATCATATCTTTCTTTATCGTCTATTTTCTTTACAATTTTTGTGGCAACTTTTTCTTTTTTAGAAGGTTCTTTGACAGGCTTTTTAGGTTCTTCCTTTTCAACTTCTTCTTCTTTGCTTTCAGCTTCTACTGGTGCTTCTTCTGTAGTTTCTTCTACAGTTTCAGTTTCTTCAGGTTTTTCATCAGATGGTTCTTCTGCTTGGGCAACCTCTACTGTTTCTTCTACTTCAGGTTCAGGTAACTCCATCTCCATTTCAATCTCTAATTCTAATTCTAATTCTGTTTCTATCTCAACTGCAACAATTTCAGGTTCAGGTAAATCAATCTCAAAATCAATTTCAAATTCTTGTATCTCTAGCTCTACAGTTTCGTATGTGATTTCTTCTGTTTCAGGCTCTATAGGGGTAAAATTTATCTCGCCATCATCAAAACTTACATCATTAAATTCAAAAACTTCTTCAACAAAATCTAACTCTGTAGGATCAAATAAATCTAAGTAATATATTTCTTCTATTGTTGTAATATGTTGAGTTACTATTGTGTTGATAACATTGTAGATTACATTGACTGATACATCGTCAAACATAACACCAACAGCCATGTTTATATCACGACCACCAACCTCAACAATTATTGAAGTCAAACTGCCTGAAAAATCAAAACCACCAGTATATTCTTGATATTGACTGTCTATCCCACTAGCACTTAAAATATCAGTTCCAGTAAATACATTTGTCTTACCATTTCTGCCTGTTATGTGCATATAAATAGAGTCTTGTGCATCAGGCTTGAATACTTTTATTGCGTAATTAGTTTCTCCACCATTAGAAAAACTTAGGTCTGATATATCTACTGAATTAATAAATGTTGTTCCCATATTAGGAACGCCCATTGAAGATGTAGAATTACCACCACCAGTAATCATAGCACATTTATCAGTGCCTAGTTGACCACAAGTAGATCCTGATGGCATAGAAGCTGAACCTTGTCCACCCCAGTCAATGTCCATGTCACCTTCTTTATTAGAAGAAACATAACCATTATCACCATCTAAAATATCGCCTGAGTCCTCGTTGGTAATAGTTGTGGTAGTCGTAGTGACAGTAGTTGTCGTTGTAGTGACTATTTCTGTGCTTTTATCTTCTTCGGTTATTTCAACTTGTGTATCTTCAGTTATTATAACACTTGGATCACAAAGACCTTCGTGGTCAGGTAAACAAGTATTAGCGTAACTAGAGTATGAGAAGCATAGAAAGAGCCATAAGAGCAAAGTTTTTAATACTATCATTGTTTCCTATTGGTTGTTCTTTCGCCTCTTTTTGTTGTGTGTATTGTGTTTTGTATTTACTTCCGTCAGGGATTTCAGATATGTTGTTTTCCCAGTAAGTCATAGCGTCTGAGCCAATGCCTTCTCTAGACGGACAGGGTGTCTGAGAGTCCATCATCGAGTCAAATACTCTAGGATCTTGACACAGTAAAGATACAGCAGCAACTTTCATACCATAAGCATAAAGAGATCGACTGAGTTTTAGTTTTTGACATAGCTCATCGTCAATGACTATGCCACTTGCTAGTCCAACAATATTATTTTGAACACTTGCTCCAACACCAACTTTACATATATCGGAGTTAGAATTAATTATGCTAGGTGCGTTAGCAGTAGGTGGTGTTGAATTAGTTACAACTGTACTAGAAACTGTATTCGTTTCAGTGTGTGCCTCTGTGCAAAGCATCATGGTGAATAAAAACACCACAGCTAATGATGTAAAAAAGGTTAAATTGTCTTTTGCCATCATTTACAAACACATTCGCCACCACAATACTCACACATAATTAGCTCTTTGGGTATTTGTCTTTTGTAGCTTTTATTGTGGTTTTCCAACCATCAATGCCATTGTGATACATGTCATCTAGCTGATCTGCTATAGATGGATATTCAGCTGCTCTTTTTCTCTGATACTCATTGTTATCGTATGCAGTCTGTAACGCAGTTTTCTTGGCTGATACTTCTGCCCATGTAAATAACTGATCTCCAAAGATTGCAGTTCCATTAGAATCTGCTCCAGTTACATATTTTACATTAGCTTTGTACTCAGCTTCGTTGCTGGGTTCTCCTGATACTACAAACTCTGCATCATCTTTGAGAGCTTTGATTGCACTTGCTATGTCTGTCATTTTATTTTCCTTTCTTTATTTTTATGTGTCGCCTAGTTTTATAAAAGTCATTGTTGTTTCATTTGCACTAGATGAACCTTTAATAGTGTCTCCTGAATTAAATCTTACATACTGAAATTTTACTTTGTTATTTGATGTGCTTGTCACATCATACAATGCTTGGCAAAACATAGTGGTAGTTGTAAAAGAGTCTGAGTCAAACATATTGCTAGATGCTTGTGCAATAAAAGTTGTATTAGAAGAAAAACCATCTGTAGTTGCTGCTATAAACGCATCTACTGTTCTACTAGCTGCATTATTGACAGTCGCTTCACATCTAAACTGAACTAAATAAATTCCAGTTGATGGAAAAGTAAAAACTCCACTACTCTCTGTCATAGCTGTTCCAATATTACTGAAAAGAGTATCGTTTTGCTCTAAATTAGAAGTTAAAGTTGTGGTGCTACCTGAAGTTGATAAATCTGAACTAAGCCTCCATTGGTCAGCCATAGTAATACCACCAACACCACTAGGCAAAGCACTAATACTACTAATAGAATTATTATTTAATCTTGTAATAGCCATTATGCTAGTACCTCCATAAGTGTTAAAGTTGATGCACCTACCCCTTCTGATTGAGCATAAATATGATTAAAATTTATTGCTTGACCACCACCTGTTCTTTTAAATTGTAATTTATAAGTAATTTGTGATGTAGTTGATGGACTATCTAGGTGATTTATTGTATCTGTTGATGACATCCAGTTACCATAATTACTTTGAACTGCGTGTTCAAAAATATTGGTGGAATCTCTAAGTATTTTTAACTGAGCTACTCCTTGATGTGTTGAGTGATTATCAGCACCATTTAATATATTCCAAGACAAATATATTTTACTTGATGAGCTTGTTGGAGTAATGTTCATACTAAATCCTGAAACATCTACATAAGAAGTAGAAGTGCTTGAAGTTGAGGTGGTAACAGTTGATGTTATTACTTGACCAATCTTTCCTGTACCACCGATACCTAAACCACTAGCTGTAGCAGATCCACCAGCAGCTGTCTGAATACTATCTACTCTTAATATTGAACTCATGCTAATACCTCCATTGCTGTAATTGTTGATATACCTCTACCTATGTTTACACTATTAGAATCTCCGTGTGTTCTGTTTAAATAAAGATTCTGGCTGCCTTCTGCAAATCCTGTAACTTGATATGTAGTGCTTGATGTAGTGTTCGGTGTATCAAGAAAGAAAATACTACAAGTTCTCATATCATTATCGTTTGAAATTCTACCCATTCCTGAAACTTGTTGTCTGCTACCATCAGCATCACCTAAGGCTATTGCTGTGCTACCTCTTTTTAGTCCGTACAACAACTTATAACCACCTTGAATACCAAAAATTGCATTGACTGATATTAGTATTTTAGATGATGTAGATGTTGGAGTTATTGAAACACTTAATCCTGTTATGTCTGTCAAAGATGATGCACTTGTAGTAAAAGTATCTGTTACACTCGTTTGAACAACTTGACTAATCTTACCAACAGGAAATGTAGTTCCATCTAGCTTTTGTAGATTTGTAACTTTAAGTGTGGACATTAGGCTAGTACCTCCATGACTGAAATTGTTGATTGCATAACGGGAACATAGTCGGCATTACCAGTTGAAATAGTTCTATTTATATAAGCTGTTGCACTATAAGAAGCACCCAAAGTAA